TTTAATTTTTTTTTTTTTTTTGGAGTAGATTTAGCCTTTTCTTCTTTGGGTTTTTCGGCTTCTTTTTTGGCGTTCTTTTCGGCTTGTTCGGTAATGAATTGGCTCATACCTGTAGCATCTTTATAGGCTTCCCAAATTGGTGACCATTCGTTCATATCTACATTGCCAACCTGTTCTGATACCCATTCTAAAGTATAGCCGTGTTTTAGATTGAACTTTGAGTACTGATACCCAATAAGTCCGCAATAAACTATCACGGACATACCCAATAAAAAGTTTTGTTCTATAATGGAGTTAAGGGATTGTGTTGCTTCGACAATATCATCCTTTTTTTCTGTCCATTTCATTAACTCTACCTGAGCATAATTATTGAAATGAAAAAAGTATTCTTCGCCTTTTATTTCTAAACGAATTACGGTATGCATTAAGAAGGATTAACTTGTGTAATTACGCCTGATGAATCGAATGTATAAGAATAGGTTACAATCTCATCAAATTTACCGGTTTGTTTGATGTTGGTTAGATAACCATCACACCCGTAGAAATTCGGGCCGATCATAACAGAACAAAAAACCTTGTCTTTTGTAATGGCGAGGTTCATCAATGTTGCTCCCGATATTTCACCAGGTGCACCACCACTTTGGCTCTTATCCAATACTGAAAATCCTGACCCTGTAATTTTCATTGAGGTAGATAATGCAATCATTGAACCGAATAAGTTACCGCTTGTATCTACCGTACATTTTGACGAATTGTCGAAAGTTTTGATAACCATTTCAACATCGCATGTTTGATCGCAACCGATAGCAACACCATCGATATAAATAAACATATCCTTGCCGGGAAAATATACTGGATTATTGTCTGCCATCGCTTTAAATTTTATCTAAAAATACAAAATAATTTAACAAAGCAAATTTTTTTATTTATGTCGCGTGTTCCAAATCTTTGTTGCCATATCTAAGGCTGTAGGTTGCTGTTCTATTTCAGGCAAATCTTTTTTTGCAAGACTCATTAACACGTTTGTTATTTCTTGAGGCGTGACAATGATTTTATCTTTTGCCTGCCTTTTGATACGACCGTATTTTATAGCATTTATATTCATTATTCTGTATCAGAAATTACAATCCATCTTACCGCTGCGTTATCTGTTGTGTTAATAGCTCCACTTGAATCCACCGATTGAATCACAAAAGAAGTATCGTTAACTATCAAAGGCCACGGAGTCATTAAAAACCCTACCGGTCCATCACCTTGCTGTTCATAAACTACGTTAATATGTCTCAAAAGGTTATTTACCAAAGGACAATTAACAGTAATCTGTCCGTCAACCAAAACAGCGCGGCCACTTGCAAATTTATTAACCGAATCGGCTATTTTATTATAATCTTCGGCTGTTACCGTATCCCCCGTATTTTTATGTGGTAAACTCATGATAATATAAAGTCTAATGTGTATGGCAAACTACCAGAACCAGGAACGGAAGTTTTTGCCAAAATAAACTGATACCTGATTAATTTTCTGTTGATAGTCTTTGTTGGTGTTTGCAAAGTCATATCCCGGCTATTTAAAACCTGCGTGTTCATAACCTGAAAGTTTGCTATTGTAATATCACCATTATCTAAATCTATCAGCGAATTAATATTACTGCAAAGTTCATCCAATGGTTGACGGTTTGAATATCCGGCCAAATTTTGGCTTACAACATCTAATAAAATTGTGGTTGCCCAAAGATGACCACATTTATTAGTTGAATGTTGCCTGTTTTCCTGATCGGTGAGTAAAATATACTGATTTGGTATTTCGATGTCTTTCGGTACAACCATATCATAACATGGTGCCCCAACATCTGAAAATAATGATACAAAGGCTTCTCTCACAAATAAATCAGGAAATATGTTTTGCATACATTAAAATTTAATTAAATATGAGTATAAAATTTGATTTGGCAAAAATCAAAAATTAACTTTATATCATTATGAAATTCACGCATCACCATCATGTACAACATCATCACAAAAAAAGACGCGAGAATTTAAACATTTATTTAAACGGTATATTAGTATTAATCATTAAAAACATTCAAAAAATGCAAACAATTTCAATTAACATCGATGACAATCAAAGCGATTTAGATGTGTTAAAAGGGCAAATTGCTGATTCTGTTACTGCTTTATCAAGTGCAATTGAAGCAGGAAACGCCGCTTTAGCGTCTTTGCAGGCTTTCCAAATTTCATTTACTGCAAGCGTAGCGACAACACAACCACCAACAGCATAGTTTTTAAACTAATTGAGGGTGATGGCGACTTAATGTCGCCTTTTTTATTTACTCTCATTTTGCTTTAACATTTCTTTTAAAGCTGTTTCAAGCATAGGTACTAACTTTTGAGATTGAGCAACAAAAGCAGGATATAAGAATGGTTGTGGTGCAAGTCCGTTTCTTAAAATTGATCGCGCCATTACCCAAGCTATTTGTTCAGGTGTTTCGTTTTTCGTTCCTGTTATCCCGTGACGTGAAATCCAACCTACCAAAGCTAAAATAAACGCTTGCATATCCCCACCTGATTGCCCTTTAAATTGTGACGCTATATCGCTCATTTCGGCAGGGACGTCTACCTTTCCACCTGTACCAAATTCCTGAAACGCTGATTCAGGTGCGGTTGATGCAATGGCCACAACAAAATCACTGATTTGATTCTTTACTATACCTTGACGTATCTTTCCTAAGTCGGCAGGCGCATTGGTTTTGGCGTCTGCAACAATAAGATCAGCTACCGCGTTTATTGATGCTTTGGCAATTCTTTGGCCTTGTGTACCTAAGTTATTAAGCTTTGATATTAATTGTGGTAAACCCTGTACTGAGTTCATGATCTTTTTATCCCTAAGATAAAGACAAATACCTGATCTTTATAAACTGTAGCTTCTGTATTTTGAAAAGATGATTTTGTCCCGGGGTAATAAGGTGATATTGCGTGTACGGTGTATATGTCCCCCGGATTGTTCAAGTCCTCGAAAAGATAGCCTTTTTGTGGTGTGAACATGGAACGATAACGAATCACTAAGGTCTTGTCACCGTTTAACACCGTTGCACCGGCCTCTATAGCCCATTGGTGATACTGTTTTATAGGTTGCAAGTCACCCCAAGTAACATCGGTAGGTGCTGTTTGAGAGCAAACTAAAGGTGTCTCTGTCAATACTGCACCACCTGAACTATTTAAAGCTGATACCTCTTTAAAGAAACGTATACGGTGATTTAGTTTGCCTGGATTCATACTATAGTCGCAAATCTTCTGTAATTGGTTAACAGCATAGTTATGTTGCTTGGTAAATCAATCTTAGTCATATCCCGGTTTTCATAAGTGAAGCTTACAATTTGTTTCACTGCAACTATCAGATCGTTTGGTATTAAAGACACATCTGTGTAACCAACATCAAGCGTTAAAATAAATGTTACGCATTGATCGGCATGAATGGTGTAATAGTAATTGGTAAAGAAAACATACCATGCGTCCCAATACCAAAAACCATTAGCCCATCCTAAAATTATGCGCAAGGTTTCGTATTTAAATTTTACTGTGTATGAATTTGTATCTGAACTATCCTGATTTACAACTGAAGCCCCATTTAACGGATATTGAAAGGCTATATAGTGATATTTAGCAGTTTGGTAAACTACTTCATTGCGTTGGTAAAGCCTGTAATTAGTTTCTTTTTCGACAAGTCCAACGGCAGCGGTTATAAGCCCTTCGATAAGATCGTCGTCGTCATCAAAATCCACGCGAAGGAACGCTTTTGCATCTGCTAAACTTAATACGTCTGTTGGTGACATGCCTTTAAAATTGATTGTAAATATCTATGAATGTCAATACGTGGCAACTTAGCCATCAATTTCAAATGTTCTGTATTTATTGGAACTAATTTTATTTTATCTTGCTTATCCATTGATCGAACCTGTCTAACTCCAGTTTACTTTTTTCTTTAACAACCCTCACGCGTTCTAAACTTGCCTCACTTTGCCGTTGCCATGCTTGACTGTTGTTAATCAAATATACAATTACCTCACAATATTTTTCAATATTATTTCTATCGACAAAAAGACCGGCTTCGGAAAGGTTCTCTTTTATTCCCGGACACGGGTGCGCGATAACAGGAATACCATATTGCATTGCTTCTATAGCACATTGGCTGAAACTTTCAAACTCACTTGGTACTAATAAAACCCTTGTAGACTTGTATACAGCCTCTATATCGCAACCATTTGGCAAATAGGTAACATTGGGCAAGTGCGCTTCGATCTGCTCTCCATAGCCACCAAAAACGCCTAAAAATTGAAATTGAGGCAACCGGCTTGCTATCTCTGCGAATATATGTCCCCCTTTGTTGTGATTGCAGTTGATTAATGTAATGTATTGGCCTTCGCTTTTCTTTTTTACATCAGGTAATAACGGGTGTAAAACAGTCGAATTAAAATGCCCAAAATCTTTTGCTAAGTCGTCACGAAGTTGATAGGAATTATAAACTACGTGGCATTCATGTTGCTGTGCGTGTCTTACTGCGTAAAGTTTTGAGTTATTATGAGCTATGAAAATGAGAGGCTTTTTATGTTGGATCATTTTGTTATATCCGTATGCTGTGCCTATCAATTGAGTTATAATCACATCTGCCCATTTAAAATGCTCATTGTTTCCAATGAACATTTCTACGTTTTCGCCTTGACTAAAACATTCTATTCCGTTATGGATGTACGGTTCTTTTGTACCACAAATAATACGGATGTTGTGTGCTTTTTTGAGATGATTTAAAAGTCTCGTTAAATACAGTTCACCCCCTGCCAATGGTTGATGAAAGTAATTATAAGGACAGCAAATTATATTCAATCTAAACCCCTTTCAAATTCTAATAAATCATTTTGCATTTTAATATTTATAGATTTATCATATATTTTGCAAAGTTGATATCCTACCCATTTATTTGGCATGTATTCTTTTAATCCACCGTGAAAGCAGTCCCTATATTCCACAAATGAAGAATAAGGTTGATTTGCAGTCCACAATTCATATTTACCAAATGTGGCATGAAATTCAGTTATATTAGTAAATATACAACCTTCATCTATTAGAGATTGTAATTCATTACTCCATTTATCAGAAACCTGTTTTTGTGGCCTATTACCAAACCAAAACCACCAAATTTTTAATTTTAAAATTAGCTTTTTCATTGATGTAAAATATATGGTTTTGTATGTAAAAATTGAGTATGACTGAAACCACTTTCGCCCCATAACCCCTTTCTTGAATACAAATGAATAGGCATTTTTAAATCCAATCTTTCAAGCACATACAACAGCCCTGTGTTAGCTGTGTGTATCTCTGTTGCACCTTCAATAACTCTCACCCAATCAAAAATTGTGAATCCTGGTTTTATCGACATTTCAACTACCGGCAATTTGCTTTCTATTTTCGGTTCGATCTGAAATTGCGCCAAATGCCCGAAATAACGATTTACAAAAATGTACTTTTCAGGTAGGTCTTTTGCGAGTTCGTTTTCAGCCTGTAAATCTCTATCCCATGTTAAAGACCTGAACATTTGCCAATCGTGTCCGTACATTTGATATTTAGCTGTCATACAGTGATCTAAACCACGTCCCATATTTTCACTTGCGAAACGATACGGCAACCATTGGCCTAATGGAGTATTTATCCTGTGATGAGATTCATAAGGTAAGTTATACTGATTCTTATCTACAAAATTTATGTCAGGAAAGTGTTTTTTTAACGAAAGGTATTCAGGGTTTACAGGCCACAAAATAGAATTTCCTTCGGCTATTAAGGCTCTTACCAAAGGTACTAACCAAATGATATCTCCTAAACTCGCGAACTGGCCGACAATATATTTAAAGTTTGTTGGCTCTATCGGTGCTGTACGCGGATTGCTGCCATGCCTGCCAAATTGTTTATCCAAAAACTTTTTTGGTTGCATATAACCCTCGAAACTAAAGTTTTCAGCGTGGTAAACAGGTGCAAATTTGATTTGATATTTATCTTCAAGATACTTTCTGTATGTTCGGCAAATGTGGTGATCTTCTGGGTGTAATATTTTAATGTTTTGATCTGTGCCCAAAATTTCCATTAGTCTTTTTGTCCTGAGCGAAAAGCCACCGTTTCCAACTGCCATGCCATCTGTGTAATGCCAGGGTGCACCTATGTAATCATATTCTAACCATTGATTGTTCCATGACTCCCAATTATGCACAAATCCGTCATACTGAAATATAAGAACGTAGTCCGTTTTGATGTGCTTATACGCCTCTTTTATCATGAAGTTTGAATACTTCTCTTTTGACCTTATATCGGGATGTAAACAAACTATATCACCAAACTTTATATGTGAGGTACATTTAGCTAATGGTTCTTTGATTCGCTCAGCGTTACTATCAACACAAAGCAATGTTACATTTGGCAAGTGTATCGGTTTGAAACTTTCAGCAACATCAGGGTTTTCCCAATGGTTTAGCGAACTATCAAACCCGATATGTTGTATTACTGATTCTTTGAGGCAATAAGCACCACCGGCAGCGATACAGGCCATGTGATCAAAATTCCCTATCTCAGTTTGAAGTGCTGGTTTTAAATAGTTCTTATATGCGTATTTATCAGTTATGAAGTTAATCCCCCCTACCGACTTTTTAAGATATACACCGCCAACTTCTTTTATTATCTCATGCCGTTGCGAGCCGTCCCGGTTTGTGTTTACGCTGTGAAAGCCTGTCAACAATGTTTTAGGCTTGTACGCTTCAATCAACCGATCAACAAAATCTGTCCTTACTAAAGCGTCACTATCCAAGTTAATTACCACGTCATTGTTTTTAAACAGTTTTTCATAGCCTAAAAGTAACGTGCCTTTTATACCTAAATTAACATGGTTGCAATCAACTGGTAAACCACATTCAGAAAGTATTTTAATTGTTTGTGCATCGGTTGAGCAATCGTCTATGACTAATATCTGATTGATTTTAGATAGGTCTGCACGTTTGAGATATTCAAAACATTGACGTAGGTAACTTGGCCTATTATGAGTCGGAATTAGTAAAGCAATTTTCATTTTATAAATTTTAATAATGGTGATTCGCCATAAGATGTTTTTGGCTTAAAATATAGCATGTGGTAATGTGTTTGTTTTTCACCGGGTCTATCGTTTGACAATTCGACTGTTTCGCATCCAAACCAAAATAACATTCTATTACAAATAAGCATCTTTACTTTTAAATACTCAATTCCCTGTTCTTCTTTAGAGTAATCTAAAACTACAGTATCATCGGGCTGTAAAATATTAATATCAGTCAGTTTACTAAGCCAGTATTGCATCACTTAAAATAATTATGTAATCTTCTTAAACTGTCAATATCTCTGTAACGGTCTTTATGATCGTTAGATGTTTTAGCCCTGAAATGGTAGCCTTCAAAGGTTTTAAACCCTTCTACCTCGGCATCTGTTCGCGACCGATCATCAATCATTGGCACTCTGTCTTTCAATATTTGGCCTATCAAAACATCTTCTGCTCCGTGTCTATTTGGTGTTAATTCATCTTTTAAAATATCCAATACATCAGGAGAAAAGAATATACCGGCACCGCTTATGTAAGTCCCGTTTTGCCATCCTGCATAACACATCGTTTTAGGCAACATTTCAGCCACTTTAAGCAATCTTTCTTTTACAATGTAGCTACAACTGTTCGTGCGGAAAATAATGTCGTATGCGTGATAATCAATGCAATCTAAGGCTAATTTAAACTTCCAATGCATGTTTTCGTAATCGTCGCTTGTGTTTACTTGACAAGTAACACTATGTTTTATCTGATACATTCGGTTTTCTTCGCCACCATGATAGTATATTGTATCAATGTTTGGATTATAAACTGAATCCCATCCATCCAATTGACAACGTGCAAATGATCCGAACGGTTCAGATGTATAGGTTAAAACAAGTATTAGTATTCTCATTTGCCTAACATTTTACGTATACCTTCTCTGAAACTTAAACAATTGGAGATGCCTGGATTTGCAAGCGAATAAATCATATCTGTATTAACACTATCAGTATATAGCGTTACGATTCTTGTTTTTAATTCTTTTGAAATAATATCAGGTATCTGCCATGCCGATAAACCTCTGCCGGTTCCTACTTCAATTATTTTTTCATTGCTATTTAAAGACTCAATAATAACCCTTACAACATCATCAATGTAGATAAAATCTCTTATTTGAGTACCGCCTGCGATAACAACATTTTCACCTGTCCTTGCACAATCAAACGACCGTTTAACTAATCCCTTGTTATTCCCATTCCCATACACATTAAAAAACCGTAATCCTGTAGCGTTTTTGCCTTTTGCTAACCATTCAATATACCTTTTCGTATACGCGTAAACATTAGTTAACTCACTTGCACTTGTACTCGAAGCATAGACAATACGTGTCGGTATTTCCATGATCTTTTTTGCGTACACGATGTTACTTTCAAATAATTCAGGGATAAAATCAGCCGAGGTTGTTGTGACTGCAGCGAGGTGTATGATATAATCAGGTATATAATCAGGGACTTCATTATGACCACCGCAATGCACGTTATAATCTGTTAGTTTTGGCAATAGGTGTTTACCAATAAAGCCGGTTGAACCGGTAAGAAAGAGAGTAGGTTTTATTTTGGCTTCGTGCATATCGGCTTTTTGTTCTTATTCCAATAAAATTTAATGTTGTGTGGAATGTCTTTTATAAGAGTTGATTTTGGTAATGTTTTAGATTGATGTGCGTTTGTCATTTGTATTAATATTTGGATAGTTATTATCATAAATGCCACCTTTAATATATGATGGTATTTCCATTTTCTCGCATATTACTACAAAGCTATTATTGTGATCGACTCCTGAAACATAAACCTTGTGGCCTAATCGGTTCAAGTACGTTTCTATTTCGCTGCCTTCAAATTCATGAATATGTTTCCTGTTACTCCAAACGTTCCAATATTCTTGTGACTTGTGAGGTAAATAAAGAAACAACATGCCACCTACTTTAATTTTACTTAGCCAGTAGTCCAACACATTGCAGTAGTTCTCATTTACATGCTCTAAACAATGGCTCGAATGAATGTAATCAAACTGGCCTTTTGGCAAATGCATTGCGTGGTATGTTGGATCAATAGATGGCTCAATACCTATTGCACCTGGAAACATCCACTTCTCTTTATAGTAACCAATATCAAGTCCGACACCTGAAAGATAAAACTTTGCCAAGTCACGAACCCATAAACTTGCTCCTCCTACACTTTGATGTTCAGGATATTTTTTATTATTAAATTCGATAAAATTTAAAGGCATATTAAAATTCTCCTGAATCTGAATTATAACCTTCTCTTTTATTATTATGTCTTGCTATAAAAAATATAGCTAAAAATATGGCTGAGAATGTACTTATCCATATTATTAGTTCTTTTGCTTCACTCATTTCGTTTCGTTTTTAGGTTTATGACTTACTTCTTGCTTGCTAACGTGCTTGGTTAAAAGATAGGCAGCATAAGCCCCGACCTTTTTAATACCGGCTTTTTTACCTTCTTCACTCAATTTATCGTGAACGTCATCTTCGACTATGGGTTGCAATCGTTTCATGGTATTTTTCTATTTGGTCGCGAAAACAGGATTCGAACCTGCAACCTTTGGATTATGAGTCCAATGCTCTAACCATTTGAGCTATTTCGCATTTAAATCAATAGGTAAAGCAAGTTCAGGCCATATATCAACGCGATTAGGCAGCCCATTGCGTTTAAAGAATGATTGTCTCATTCTTTCTTTATGATCCGCCGTAAAAGGTTTACCATCATATTTTTCGATAGCTTTAACATCAAATTTTGAAAAGAAAATATCAAAATCTTCATCAGTCAGCATTGAATTATTTTGTCCCTTTACCTCTTGCATTTGCATTGTAGGCGTGACGTGGACGCCTCGTTATTTGTAAAGTGCCAGACAGAGGGGGAGTTGCACCCCCGCCTTTCTTAACTTACTTATTAAATCTATTTTTCAGCGTTCCCTCTGAATTTAATATAAAACTTTCAATTAAGACCCTCTACTACTGAGGTATCCGCCCATATTTTTGTTTAACGCAAATGTAATACTAAAAAATACTAATTTGCAAGTATGAAAACAACTTTATTTTTTATCTGTCTTATACAACATGATAACAAACATTTTCATAGCCTTTTGTACGGTGGTTTTAACCCTGTCGGCTTGGTTCATTCCTAATCCTGTATGGCTTCGTGCTTGTTATATTATTGGGGCAATAATTGGATGGATACTTTGCGTTCATATATTCTTTATAAAATAAAAAAGGTTTGATATTTCTACCAAACCTTCACCAATTATAAACCCAATTATTGATTAAGAACCAGGATTAACATAAGTACCATGTACAAATGCATCATTGTAGTAGACCGGAAGGGCCACTCGCCCCTCCACCCGGACCGTGATCTGGTTATTCTTCACGTTATCGCCATCCTGTTCAAAGAACTCAATAACCGGATCCTCGCGGAATAACAATTGTGCACCCATTTCCCAATCACCTGTAAGGAATACGTTGGTAGCCATTGCGGTAGTTTTGTAGGATTTAACCCCTGCAACTTCCAAGCCCATGCCTGAGCCACCGTAGCTTACTAAACCACCTGGTAACGAATAGATACCAGCAGTCGAGCCACTTGATTGTGATAATAAAGCGTTGTTGTATCCGGCAGGATCAAGCACGATACCTGTAGCAGTGTGATTGAGTTGCTCCAATAGGGTAATTGAATCAACCAACATTTCTACCGATTTTGTTTTCCCAGGTACGTATGTGATCGAGTTTGCCGAATTGAATAAACCTAACAACTGACCATTTGCACCTGTACCGTTCAGTATTTGTGCGTCCTCTGCATCCAAATATTTCTGTAACAGACGGAAAGCTAAAGAGCTTTTCAAAGCCGGGATGTCATCCAATGATTTACGGGAAATACGAATCCATCCAGCAATAAATTCAGCTTCCGCGCTTACTTCCTTATAGCGGATGTCAAACTGTGGCTTTGCACCGCTATTCTCCTGCCATGTGCCGATAGAGCCATCAAAACCAATTTCCTTTAAGAAGTTGTACAGTGATGTAACCATACGTCCGGTTGACATAATATCACGCATGTGAACCCTGCGAGAAGGGAACGGAACGATACCGGGTGCCATCTGAACGTTAGCCGCAGTCAGGTTTGAAATTGAGCTTAATCCCATATCACCAACGGCTTTCAGTTCGTAACGCAACTTATTTTTGTCAGATTTACCGGCAAAGAACTTTTTCAGTTCATCAACGTTTTCATCGATCGCTGTATCGAAAGCGTCTTTGAAAGTTACGCCTTTATCGGCTTCTGCTTTTTGCGTGGTGCGCAAACGGTTGATTTCCAAAAGAGCCTCATCATGGGACTTCATTTTTTCTTCCCACGCTTTCTTTTCCTCAAGAACTGCCTCAAGTTTTTCTTTAAACTCCACGTTAGTTCCTATAATGGTTGCTATTTCACCTTTCAAAAGGTTTTTAGCTTCATCAAGGCTTGCTCCTGTTTCAGTTGAAACACGATCATAAACCTCGTTGAATTTACCTTTCACCTCTTTTACTTCGGGCGAATCAGTATCCTCTATTTTGAATATTACTTTACTCATTGTGATTAAAATTTAAATCCTGTTAATAGTGTTGATTTGAATCCGAATCCATCTATTAAGGATTTTTCGGCTTGTGCTTGTTGAGTGCTTTTTTGAAACATGCATTTGCAATCAGGGCATTCTATTTGTTCGCCATCGTCATCATTATCTCCGGCGTCAAATGCTGATTTACATTTTGGACACGTAACCATTGCGGCTCCTTTGCTGTCAAGTGAAATTAGCTTTCCTAAATTATAGTAATCGGTGTTTATTTGCTTTAATTCAATCTCTAAGGCTTCATAAGTTTCATCCCTCATTCCTGTTTCTTTGAGAGCCTTAATTAGTTTTTGTGCGCGTTTGGCAAGGTCTTCAGGTTTGATCTTTGACTTCATACCTTGCATCCTTGCCTGTGGGTTCGCTGCCCATGTTACCGGAGAAACTTCTGCAAGGTTTAACTCGTAAAGTTCACGATACCATGTTTCCCAATCTTGTGCATCAGGTTGTATGATAGCAGATTTAACGGTTTGAAAACCTATTGAATTTTCTTCTACCAATCCGTTTGCTATGAGTTTTACCGCGTCTTCTGCAAACGATGCACCACTTGTTACCTGAGCTTCATAATAAAGACCTTTAGCGTCTTCCTGTAAAACTTTTGGCTTTGCTAATACCTGCCAAGTCATATGTTGATTAAGAACAAGTATTGAGTTAGTGCCATTTGGCCCGTTTTCAGCTATTGATTTTTTAAACGCTCCAGGCATAATAATGTCGTCGTCTAAATCCTTATTGCCGAAAACCGCTGCGTATGCTGTCCAAGTTTTTTTACCGGGATCAGCGTCAACTATTTCGGCAGGGCTTGCAAAGTTCTTTTGCTCATACAAACCTTTGGGTAATTCTATCCATCCCGAAGATGACTTTTGATAATTGCCGAATAGTTTACTCATAATTGGATATAAAAATATATCATTAAAAAATAAGTTTACAAAGTTTTGGTATACATTAACGTTTGCGTATATTCGCTTTATGGGAACGTTTACAGAAAGACTTACCAATTATCCATTTGAAAAAATCGAAAGATTTATTCATGATGGCAAGAAAATAGCACATTACTTTTCTAAAAGAGTTATGGCTCAAGAAATAAATGGAGTAATGACTATTTTAAGGGTTGATATTAGCGATAATGATAACTGGTGGTATTTGAATGAATATCAAAGCTGCATTCTATTGGAAAATTCACATTGTCCATTAGATTTTATATTATCATTATTTAAATTCGAATATTCACACAAATGACAGCAACAGAACTTTTTGAACAAATAACCTCTGAGCCTAAATGGTACGCGGGTTATACAACTCCGCAACATGCCAATCTTTTAAAGAAACGCTTTTATTCGGGAACTATGAGGGAGGAAACCATAAAAAAAATGTTTAACCATTTTGGATATTATTATATCGGTTCTTGGGAAATGAAGCCCAAAGTCGAATTTAATTATGAAGTTGTTCAAGCAGAAGCAAAAAAGATTGCATTTAATTTTAAAATTCCTGAAAGTAAGTGAAATCACTCAAAACAATAAAGACCATCAAACGCGCTGAAAAGAAGCGTAAAGAAGATGAGGCACGAAAGGTAAGGCAAGTTTTATCTTATCTTGAGAATCGGGATTCCGCTTTCAGAAAGTAATGGCACAACAACCATCGAACACCTACAATTAACTACCTCATTAGCCGGTGCGCTCATATCTCCAGGATACAACATTTGTGAACTACCTACAGTGAAAGTATCTGCCATATCAACTAATTGTCCGTTTGCATCTACATGGTCAGCTCTGGTATTTTTATCTAAAATTGAGAGCCATTGTTTTGAAACTTCATAATCCGAATCCATACCACCTAAAAAAGCACCGTAATTCGCACTTGTTGTAGTTTCTGTTCTCGCTATTACCAAAGCCCTGTTTCGATTAAATTCTGGTGAATCCAATTTTTCTTGAATGAAAGTTGCCTGTTGTGACGTTGGCAAATCTTGTGAATCATCCAAAAGTTGCTGAATCCTTTCCCTTGTGGTATCCGTTACGCTTGTGACACGTTCAGCCCCTTGTGTGTGAAAGAATAAGCTCATTAATTTACGCCACTTTTCACTAAAGAATGATGGCACGTCTTTTTGAGCCAATTCTAAGGCTTTAGAGCCTTTCACCATCTTTTCTATATTGTTGTATGTAAAAGTCGCTCCGCTTACTCCTGCGCGTTGATACACGCTTAAATAAGCCGTTTTAATGGGTTGCTCTGTGACTAAAACAGAAAGGTGACTTGAAACTTGTGAAACTGAATGATGCGTTATGAATTGGGACACATTTTTACATTGCTCATCTAAAGCACGTTTGAAATGTGGGTAGGCTTGTTGCTCAAGCGTATGATGTAGCCTTTTCCAGTCGCGTAAATATTGCGGTTTGTTATACCTTGCCGTTTGAATTGTTGTCATTGTTAACTACTTCTGCCCCTGCAAGTGTGAATTGATTATCAGTTATGGCTAAATCATCTAATAGCATCATGTTTGATGGCACGATTATTTTATCCATTAGCGGATCAGGATGTACATCGAATCCCATACCTTGACGTTTCTCATTTCCACTTATCCACCAACTTTGAGCCATCCATTGTGCTACAATGTTCAAATCATTCTGCATATCAGGTAATGACAATGCATCGTATTGAATGAAATAATCGTATTGATTATCTGAATAAGGCGGACAAATATCACGTGTTAGCCTGTCAGACCCTATGTTGCAAAGCGGAATGATAACGTTGTAAATAAATTGCCTCATGTGCGCAGCAACGTTGTTATCTGTTGACGCTGACATATCATTTAGCAGTGTAATTGGAATGTGATAGGCATTTGCAATGTCTTTTCTATCGAAGTTCATCGACTCCAAAAGCATTAACTCCTGTACTGGCAAGCCTACCTGTGTGTAATCAATTGCGGCCGGTGTGGCAAATAAACGATCAATTAACTCTCCACCTGAGTAACGGTTTTTTTTGGCTATTTGGTCTTTAAAGTCCATTGCCTGGTCGGATGTCCATTTTACATTACCGTCTTTTGGCGAAAAGAAACCCATTGCACCACCGTTAACTATTTGCTTATTGGCTTCTACCCTGCTATCCTTATTTTTTTGTAAGGTCATACGATAGGCCATTAACGGGGATTGTCCGTAAAGCTGTGATCCGTAATTATTGTAATTTGGGTTAAATGTTTTAGTATGGCTTACCGTTGTTGCGTCAAAGTCGTACATATCCGAACCAAAGAAACGCTGATTGATGACACGATAACCTTTTATCGGCTCAAATGGCCCACCTGAAATAATCTGCATAAATTGTGCAGGCAACACATACATTTCAGACCATTTTTTATTTGACAGGTTTATACCGTTGTAGTAGTTGTAAGTATTTCCTGTTAACAGATAAAACCCGAAAAAATGTTTCATCCAGTCTATACCGGTTTGATACCTGTTCGGAGTGTTAAGCAAATCTGAAATTGGCGCAAAATAAACCTCATCCATTGTTTTGGCTTTAATTTGCAAAGCCTTGTATAAGCCTTCTTTTGTTCCTGATTGAATTAGATTGCGGTACTTTTGAACCGATGTTTTGTTTTGCTTTTTAACCCTGAATACAGTTGGAACGCATAAAGATAGCTTTGTCAGAATCAGATCAACGCATGTATACACATCCGCGTTCATTTGGAAACCATTCTGAACGTAGGTAAATGTGTTGTCGGCTAATTGTACAGGTTGACCGTTATTCAGCCACCCGTAAAGTGTGGTATTGTAAGCAGATAATGAAGTTAAAGCAGCTTCTAACTCTGTGTTTCGGTTCTGTATCTTTTTAAGTTCATCTACCGAAGCTAATCCTAGAAAATCCTTTAATCCCATTTCTGTATGTTTCTGTAAATATAATTTGAATTATCGAATTTACAAATTACCAAGTCCATGAGATAACATAGTCCAATTCAAAGTAGTATCTCATCATTAGTAAATCGCGCCAATCCGGTGAATGTCCAATATTCTCTTTTACTTTTTCTTTTGGCAATATCCTGAGCTTTCTTTCGTCATCTACTTTATAGGTTTTCATCCATGAAAGTTCAAGTGCTATTTCTTCTTTTTCATTGCCTGACAAATCGCATTCTATAAAAATTTCATTTTTATTTATTTTAGATGCTAACCCGTAAATGCATTGCGTTTGAAGATTTGCGTAATTTTCAGCCTTAATTTTACTTAGTGGATTTTCAGCACTTTCAATTGGTAATAGTGCGGTTGAATTATTTAAAAATCCCAATATTTCACAATTATCGACTACTCCACCACCTACACCGTCTTCATCAGCTACACATTGCATATTCGGTATGCCATATTTAACCCTGAAAGCTAAAATACAATTCTGTATTTCAACGGTAGATGAAATTGCATATTCTTGATGTTCTACCAAAACCCATCCATTCCATACGGCTATTCTTGCTTTGTCAGATCCAAATCGTGCAATATCGGCAGTTATATATTTTTTACCTGTTTTTTGAACGTGGTTATTTTTGAAAATTGATATTATACTATCATATTCGCATAATGCTGTTGGATCATCGTCGTATTCCCAATTTCCATCTCGTAATCTGGCTTTTGTAATTGGGTCTGTAATAGCGTTTAGATTGGCCTCATAGCCACTTTCTTTAAATGGGTTGTCTACTATCTTTGCTTGAATAAAAACACGCCCCACCTCTAATTCATTGTTTACAGATGGTTTATAGTAGTACGTATAAATCCAATTCTTTTTTGGATTGGCTGTAAGGAATATTTTACCGCGTCCTAAATTGTATTTGTCATTTAAGTTACGACCGACACGGGTTTTCAAAGTATCGAATGCCCCGAAATGCACTTCTCCTGCTTCTTCTATCCAACCGCCTGTATATTCAACTGATCCGTAACGTTCATATAGCGGGTCAGATGGCAGAAACTTTAAATCTAAAAGTGAAATTCTACTACCATTGAAAAACTGAATGTAATTCATTTGACCATTGAAAGAATAACTTGTAATGCCAAATTCTTTGCAAACTTTAAAGAATGTCAAAAGTGTGCTATCCTTTAGCCTTTTTAGTTCTTCACGCCCTATAAACCATGTTGTGCCTGGACACGAAAGGCACATAAACAAAAGCCAACAGCAACCTAAAAAGCTTTTACCACCACCCGCAGCACCACCGTATAACAAATCAAATGTTTCGTCATCGGTCAATTTTTTTAATGCCGCTTCCTGTTTTAAATGTTTGCCATTTTGAGAAACAGTTATGAAATCAAAAAAGCCTCTTTTGAAGGCTTCAGTGTAAATTTGCTCTTTGTTTAAAATGATATTAGTTTCCAATTTTTGCTTTTTGGGTTATTTGCAGAATTGTTTGTAAATCGTCATCACTTATTTTGCCAATATCAAACCCGATCTCTACTTCGCCTGAATGCTCAATTTCCTGCTTTGGAAAGCCATATCTGCTATCCATGATAACTTTATATGCTTGGGGTGTTTCGGCTTCACGTGCGGCTTTAATTTGGGCTAATGTGATTTGATCTTCTAATGTTAGCTTTTCAAATTCACCTGTAATTGGATTTGTCCAATCGGTAACAGTTTCAAGCCATTTTTTAGCTACGGTAGCCCTTGTTTTAGTTCCTACTTCGCGTCCTTTTGGGTTTCCTGATTGTCCCGGTTGAAATACTTTTGCACCTATTGGAGTCTCACCTTTTTTAAATGGCATTTTATTTCTGCTTTATTTCTGCTATATCAAAACTACATAGTAAACATCAAAATTCAAAATTTGATCAAAAAACAAGCCCACCGGGTGCATAAATCCGATGGGCTTTCTACTAACTACTTTTACAAAATACGGTTTTTAGTTCATTTATACCTCCGCTTTAGTGTTTTATTTAATTTCTCTCCAAAATACTATATCTTCCTTTATATTGGTTGTTAGCCCATTATCACATAAAATCACCCATCCATCAAAATACGGGTCACATGGAACTATTACAGTATTATTGCGGCCCTTTAGTCCATTCTTTTGATATGTTGTAAAAGGAAAATAAGCAGCGTAACCCATACCTGTATTACCGGCTAAGTCCATTAATTCAACCATATTTTCATGAGTTGGAATTTCATTTTTTATATCAATCCAATTTTTCATTTCAATTATCTGTTTTAACAAACTGTTTTTGCTCCAACATTTTTATTTCGATTTTCTGCCAGTTAATTAGTATGTGCAATTCATCTATTTGCTTCTTATATTTTTGGCATTGAGAAATAGCATCATGGTTTATTTCTAATAGGTCAGCAATTTATCTTTGCTGTTCGGTTAATAGTTCTGCTGTTGTCATGATTTAGTCATTGTGAGATAATATTTCATTAAATCATCTTCACACTTTTTCAATTGGGCTTGTAGCTTTTTTTTTAAAGCATACTTTTCTGCAAACTTTCTTTCAGCGGTTGGTTTACTCATGCCTCTTAACCCCTTAATTGGCTTGGTTATTTTTACTTTTGGTAAATCGTAAAAACTCATTTCAAGCTATTTAAAAACACTTGTGAATGATGTGATAACACAATTGCTGCGATAGCTACAAAAAGTATCACCGCTATTGGTATCAAATAAATTGCGAGATTGAATTTTATTGTTTTCATGGTTTTATTTGTGAATGTTTAAAATTATGATTTTTATGCAAAATATCCGTCAGGAAATATTAAAGCATCCTTTTTGATATTATAAAACATAGCGTACTCTAAGTCTGAAATCATAGCCTTATACGCAGCTCTATTATGAACCATTAATGTGTGTTGGTCTTTTGTACCTTCTCCGCTATTGATAAGGATTGTAAGCTTATCGATTCTTTTTCTATAAGAATCTGTGAACTTTTTAATATTAAGTTCAGTTTTTGTAAGTGCTTTCATTTTTTTATTTCTTTAAGTTCGTTGCCACCAAAGCCCCGCATTTGTTACAGTGCGAGGTTTGATGTTTATCCCGTAGCTTTACGGGCTTAAACGGGTTAATTATTGAAGCAGGTTACTAAGACCTGTTTGGTAAACCGTAATATGATGTAATACATCGTCAAGGCTGTATACAGTTTTACTACGTGTTCCAATTGTAACAGTCCAAATACCTTGATTTTCGTTGTATGTTACATTAAGATTGTAATTGTTGTTTAAAGTTTTCATTGCCGTCAAGCTTTTAATATCAGCTACATTGCTAATACATAACAAATGTAAACAATTATTTTTGATTTGTCAAGTGTTTTTACAACTATTTTTCAAAATAATTTGACTTAAATAAAAAACCGCCTTAGATATTACTCCTTAGCGGTTTTTACGAACTCTCAAAACACAAGGTCTTTACTTATAACTTATGATGTTATCGGGTATAATGTTTGAATTTAATGTAGTATCGTTCCAATTATTGTTTGTAAAAGTCACTCCTGATTGAGTTGTTTGACCTGATTTACCAAGCCATAAACCTAAATATGTTCCATCAGGCCTGATCCATCTTGCCCTATTATTGGAAACTACAGTATTTGTTTTTGTGCCAGTAAATGTAAAGCCATCATAGCTTACTTTCATGGTTTTATCGTCACAAACCACAATGTTATTATCATACAACAGATTTGATCCTGTACAAACGCCTATTAGCCCGTTTACGCCACTATTTACGCAAATGTTATCAGTTATGTCATAATAGCTTCCTGAAACGTCAGGGGCGGTCAATCCGGTGCCTGTATCGCCTGCATTCGGCCAACCACCATCTACCTGTCCACCTTTTATTTTATTCCGCTTAATTTGAAAATGGCTTGCAGATGTTCCGCTTGTTTGGAATATGCTGATTATATCGTGGGCGTGGACTGCTATGCCTCTCTGACAAACTAATATGTTATCGTTTACTTGTTGATTTGCTCCACTGCAATTAACATACTGGATAAAATGAGCGAAATTGTTATTGTATTTGACAGGTGCCCAAAGATTAAGCCCCTGATTGAAGTTTACTTTTGTTCCTGTGCAATTGGTAGCCATAACGCCAAAGTTTACCATTGTGAAGAAACAGTAATCAACCGTGCAATTAACGCAATTATTTAGCCTTACTGATATACCATTTGTATTGGAGAACCGGCAAAGGGTTATATGGCAATTTGTGCAGTTATTTAAAACCAAAAGATCAACCGATTTTTTTGAGCCGTCAAAAGATAAACCTGTGATTGTTAATCCTGATTGATTGTTGTATGTTTTTGCTGCTGAAACTATTCCACCTGGATTTATTGGCGTTGGTGGAATAACAACCGGTGCTGAATAATCTATGCTCGAAAAACCCGCTATCATTTGCGTGACTGCTGCATCTACAATGCTATCTTCTTTTGCAGAAGCCGTTGAATTATTGAAACTTCTACCGTGTAAACTTGCTTTCAAACTTTCGCCAAAACTTGTGGCATTTGATGAGGCATTGTCTTTTGATGCTATGTCCATGATTTACTGATTTTTAAAATACACTCAAAGCTAAAGTTTTTAATTTGAATTTCAATTCCGATGTTATGTTACTCACTTTCCAATTCTTTAATTTGTGCCTCAATCTTAGTTTTGAGTTCTTTCGGCAAATCCCACCAAAGTAAGCCCTTTAGCGAACCAATGTACTCACCTTTTAATCGGGCGTAATCAACCGTTAGTTTTAAGTTAATGACCTCTAACTCTTGGTAGCCGGGTTTCTCGCTCATATCATTAATGGCTTAAGGGGTGGTTACTTGTTTAATAAAGCCAACTACGGCTTGGTAAGTGGCTGAAAGTTTGGTGTCATCTATTATATCAATCCCCCATTCTTCACCCTTTTTGGTAATTATACAGGCATGTAGATTGCTGTTAAAACAGATGTCAGTATCCCATCCCATTGCCTCTATCTTCTCAACTACTGGCATAAGCCAATCCCATGAGGTGTGATACTGCAAGTCTTTAATAGCAATTGTATCGTAATAATTATAATACTTGGGCGATGAGCCTCGCAGCCTTCCCATATATAAACCTTCTTCAAATTCAATAGGGGTTCGGCTGGTCATGAATTGATCTATGAGCTTATTATTTTCGAGTATCTCTTGTTCTTTCATTATGGCTTTTCTTTTAAACTATCAGTATCTGTTTCTCGTGGTTGAAAGGGTGATTGGCAACCGTGTATATCAATTCCTATTTCTTTTAACTTAGCTTGTAGATGTGGCCTCCAATAATAGCGCGGTCTGCCTTCCGTTGGCGGTTCAGGGAAATCATAATAGCCCATCAGCCATTTAAAAACTTCAAGCATATTAGCTATCTCCTTATCCTTGTCAGCTATAATGGATTGGGCTTTTAGGGTGGCGTATCTTTCGGCAACTGTCTTAACCATGTGAAGCGGAAAGTAGTCACCTTCCAAATGCTCGATACTGTATATAGGAACTTTATCATCTGATGGGTATTGCTGATAATGCAACTCATCTTGTAACTCAACTAATAATTCTTCTATTGTCTCCGCACTCACCCCAGTATCGGTAATGCGGTCTGACTGTGTGGATGGTGAGCCACTAATAGAATTTCCGCTTACATTGCATTCAGAATCCGGGCTGCAACACTCATCATTACAAGGTAGTTTTGTAACTGGACAGATATTATCTTCTCCAATTATAAGTTTTTCCTTCCCCCTAACTTCATTACCCTGGCTTGCTTCTGGTGAGGGGGCTAATATCCAAATTTGGCGGAAACTGTGCCCATATTCAGAAAAGAAATCCCTGTCACTGTCATCGCAATTTCTCCAATCGTCTTTTCCCTTTCTGGTATACTGCCACTGCAAATAAGCCATAACTACTTCACCGGGTTTGGTGTCAGGGGAGTTCTGGAACTCGAAATACTTAAAGTTGTCTTCAAATATAGTCCACTGATGATTTATTATTTCTCCTGTATTGGGAGTATCTATGATTTTATCATGTGGATTAATAGGTCTCCACCTGCCTGTATGGTCTTTATAAATGGGTGTTGGGGTCATAGGTTATTGATCTAATGGAGTTGCGTATAAGTCAAAAGTACTACCAAGCATAAAGCTTTGTTTAGCTGGCTTTAGATCGCCGGATGTGCCGACAAAATGAATAGCAACATGGGTTTTATTAACTTTTATTTTTGTAACCCTGAATGTTCCCGGTTGCATACATGTTCCTGATTTGTATTCTTTACCTACTTCATATCTTTGCAGTAGATCAATTGCCGCAGCTATCATTGAACCCGCATTAGACAAGTTTTCAATTTTGTTTGAAAGCTTTAAACTGGCTTTATCAAAAGGCCATGCATAAGGTGACAATCCCATGTAGACCGTTGCCGCATTAATAAACTGCTCAGGCGTATGCCCGCTGTCATGGTTGTAATCATAGCCTTTTTTGGTATGACTTTCTCTCTTTTCTGAAATTAATAAAGCTCCTGTTTTCATATCGCTAATTTTTAAAGTATGCTATTGGGTAAAGGGGGGTTAAACGGGATAGTCTGTAGCGTCAAAAAAAATGTACCCTTTAGGATAGATTGTGAATTGATCTATTGTATCTTCCGGGTCGTTAGGATCGCCTTCAAAAACAGATACAGGCTCAATACCCTCTTCGCTTTGATAATAATCTTCGCTCAGAATCCATATTTGGGGAATGTCATAATAAAATTCATCACATCTCTGCACACCCAATGGGTTTTTTAAGAGTTCTTCATCCGAACGCGTGTTCAGATAATCTTTCAGTTCTTTAAAATTTGCTATTTTCATAATCTTTCTCTATTACTTTAGTGTATGAAGGGTGGGGATTAAAGTTCGATCTCGTAAGTAACATCGTCCTCGCTATAAGGTGTAAATTGCAGCAAAGCTTTTCTAACGGCTTTATGGGCTTCCTTAGCTGCGTATTTAGCCTGATCGTCTGTTAAGGCCCATTGCTTTTCATCAACAGGCAAATCGATTGTAATTTTCAGGTGTTTCATCTTTTCTGCTTTAGGTTGTGGCTTTACGAATAGCGTTTGTGACTTTGTTTAAAACATTTACATCCGTTACAGGTATGTATTGCTGAAGTTCAGTTAAAGCGGCTTGGCAGGCTTCGTACAATTCAGGTGCAGCGGCTATTAGTTTGGCATTGGCTTTCATTTCAGATTCAACAGTGTCTTCGTGTCCGACACTACCTACAATTATATCAAAAGGGTCATCTGATACTACTTTCAATAAAAAACTGCTTTCGTCAAGCCTCCACGGGCCCGATGTAAATTTTTTTGTTTCCATTATCTTATTGTAATTAGAGGGTTGCCAATAATTGTTCTTTAGTATGAAAGATTTCGCTTTCATCAAAGGCGGTCGTGTATTGCGATCCTGCCGGATTTTTAAGAACCCAATAGGTAGTTCTATAATTACCCATACCGTCTACATTTATAACAATGCGTTCAATGGTTGATTGCCATACTTTGTTAAGCGTTATGAAGTATGCATCGTCCGAAATATTAAGCTTCGTTTCTATTTTCATCTTTTCAAATATTTATTGTTAGTTCGCTATTGGTGAGGGAGAAAATTAAATTCTGTAAAGTGTGAGCAAAAGGTATAGGTACTATAAAGCCTTGATTGTTCCAAACCCATTGCTTGAACTCATCCTGCATAATTCGAATCTTGTGAGATTGGCCAATGTCGTATAGCCAAAAACCGTAAGGATCATCTTTTGGAGCTTCTAAAAATCCCGCTTTCTCCAGTATTTCAGGTGTCAATGGGATAGGCGAATAATCTTTTGAATATTCAGGATCAATTTGCCATTTATATAAATCTAACCCGTCTATAAGCCTTATAATAACATTCCCATGTTTATTTTGGGTATTCCAATTTAATAGATTCCCAATTTTTAATTCTTCTGCTTTTATCATCTTCCTTCCTGTTTAATAAAGTGTAGTGAGAGAGCTAAGCCGCGGTCGATTAATTTATTTAAATCGAAATGATGTGAGTATAAATATTGGTATTGCTTCAATGTATAGGCCGCGTTATCCGATTCAGTATTCCATTCAATTTTACCGATTCCCAAAATATGTTCAGGTAGCATCATGTCGGACAATGGCCTTAGCAATGGCTTTATATCATTGGTTTCAATTTTCCACCAATGATAGCTGTTATTAATTTCACCCTGTGCCAATCCTTGCATTTCAAGTATTACACAATTGCCAGTAGTCCCGAATGTGAACATTAAATTATACGGCAAATATGGTGCGAGTTCTTCAAGTTTTATTGTTTCCATTGATAGTTATTTAAGTAACTCTCCGGTAATTGTATCGTATTTTGCCATGGTTTCGCCTTTCTTGGTCTTTCGGGATTTTATGTATTGATGATATATTTCACCCTCTCTTACTCTAAAAGTAATTTCATCGTCCCGGTATTGATTTATGGCGTACGTGCCGGTCAACTTACACCCGTCATTACCTAAATCATTAATACTGAAATGGTACTCTTTATCATACCCTTCAATGAATTTTTCTGCGGCTATTCGATGTGTGGTTTTCATAATCTTTTTTATTTTTCTTCTTCCCTTTCTACCCCTACCTGATAAAAAAAGGGGGAGGGTTAATTTTTGGTTTTTAATAGAGCATTATAAGCCATATTGTACCAACTGTTATCCTTTTTATAATTAACAAGAACTCCATCACGAATTTTAGCTAAAACTAACTCAAGTTCTTTCACTCGGAAATTCATTACACTTTCGCCCTCTACCTCAATCCAATCAGAAGTTTCCCAACGATCGTCATACCCGTTATTGCTATAATCTTCTAAAATATAATGACGACCACGACAGAATACATAATATCCTGCCACTCGTTTTCCATTATCGACTCTTAATGCCGTGTATTGTTCCATATCTTTTCAATCTTTTTTTCACCTACAAAGACCATCTACCGCGTAGGATGGTCAAAATCCAAATTGTCTGTAAGTATTAATTACCACGCCATCGGTATCAATTTCAGTGTCGCAATGCGCTTGACAATTTTGTACAGTTTGGTCAATTACCAGTTTTGCAAATTGCTTAAGCGCGTCAGAAACAGTTTGCACATATTGTTCACCAGCATGGGGATGCGAAATCACATCGTTTGAAAAACCTTGATGTTTCAGCCATTCTTCGACCGTTATTTGAATGTAATCTTTGCTCATTGTCTTTTATCTATTTTATGGGTTTACTACCTCTTTAGTCTTTTGGCAACATCTGTGCCTTTTATCTTGTCGATTTGCTCGTTTAATTGCTTTATCCACTTGTTAAAGTCATTTCCTGTATATCCTTGTGGAATAATAGGGGCTTGTGTAGAAGTTTTCATTTTTTAATATTTAAGTTTCGATATTCAAATGTAACAATTATTTTTGATTATGCAATAGCAAAAGTTAAAATAATTCAACTTTTTTTGATTAATTGTTACTTATGCCTTTTTCGCGGATGTTTTGAAGGTCAAGTTCCTGTAGTTCGTATTGATCTACTTTACCTGGATTTAAATTTTCGGTTGTTTCCATCAAACTTTTTAAGCTTTGGAGTGCCGGTTTAAGATCTTCTAAATTTCCTTTTATCTTAGTTTTTGGACTTTTCATTTTTAGCGGGTTGAAGTTGTAAAGTGTCTTTTCTGATGTAAGATTGTTGAAAGGCCGATAAAACATTATTCATTATGTCACGTGCAGGAGAAACATCTTTTGATTTCGCCTCTGATCCACTTAATAGGCTGTCAGCGTGAATAATTTGCTTTTGGAGTGATAAATATTGTTGCTCAGTAAAAGGAATGTAATAAACCTTAAATGGCTTTTTTTCTTGTGAAAATGCTGCCAGTGATGCAAACGCAATAAGAGTAGTAAGAATTGATTTTTTCATGTTTAATTATTTTGAGGGTTTTTAGTGGTGTGTGAATCCCGTAAAGCAATACAGGCCGTATCTCTAAATTCGGCTAATTTACCGTAAAACTCCATCATGCCGTTTGCGTCACAATGTTTAACAGCAAGGTCTTTTAATGCTTCATATTGGTCACTTATTTTACAAATATATTCTTTGAATTTTTCGTCGGTTATCATTTTTGATTACGTTTAAGTTCTTTTCTCATTTGTGCCTTCTCAAAATCCAACCACTTTTTAAAGAAAAAAAGATTGATCGGAATAGCGATTAAAAATATCGCGTAAATTGTGTATAGTATTATTTTTCGGTTCATTAGTTTAGGGTTTTATTATATTCAAATATTGCATTCATTACCTCACTTACAACAGTAGTGGCCACAAAAAATGCTTCTTCCTGTGTTTTAATATAAGGGGCTACAAATGCGTTAATCTGATCTATATTTGGCCCATCTTTATGCCAACTTTGATCGTATGCTTTTGATATAGCATTTTTCAACCTTGTAATCTGTGATTTATCTAAACCTAAGGCTTTTTCAAAATCGTTAACTTCTTTTTTGTAATTCATGATTTTATGTTTAAGTATTTATAAGCTTGAATTAATTCTTTGTCGGTGAGCAGATGTTTAAACTTTTCAAATCTTTCAAGTGCCAAATTATAAAAAGGCAGCTTTGCCCGATCTTCTGCGCCTTTGTCGTCCCAAGAATTATGGCATGTGCAAACTCCTAAAAGTGACGTCCCTAAGAACAAAATATTATCAGGTTCGGTTGCTACACTTTCAAAAACAGCCTTTGGCAAAACGTGTGCTGTAACACATCGTTTCATCTTCTTTGTAAAGGCATATAAAGGCTTTTGGCAACCTTGACAGTTGTAAGGCATACATTCGGCCATCTTATCAAAAAAGTCGTTTATATCGCCTTGTTTTGCCTTTTCTTGATCGGTTAGTTTTTTAGGCTTTGAAACAATTCCAGTTCGTGTTTTAGTAATAGGTTTTAACTCCGATTTTTTGACGGTGAAATAATTATCTTCAAGCCTTCTTAATTCGTTGTCACAAACTAAAACTTCACTGCCTTTATCTATTTCAACAAAGACTGTTTGTCCGTTATAATTGTGAGCAGTACCACGCTTTATTTTTGGCTTAATCATCTTGGAGTTCCTTTAACACCATCAATTTTAAAAAATGGATTTGTTTTGCCGTCAGCTATTTTTGCACCTAACGCTTCAGCAACACATTCTCTAAATTCATCTACTGAAATATAGATAATGGCATCTTCAAATACCGCTGTATGGCTTATAGAAACTTTTGCTTTTATAGCCATCTGATCTTGGTTTTTGTCGTCTTTTACTATTTTCATGATTTAATCATTTTTCATTAGGGTCTAAAACAAATTGTGCAATGTGACGACCAGTTCCTTTACCTTGATGAAATTTATTATCAAGCGGTTTAGTGTTTTTACTATTTTTCATTTTTCATCCAATTATCGCAACTGTCATCCTCAAAGTTTTCGCCTGAGAATTGTTCCCAAAATATACAAACCATAATACCTATTACTATCAGTTCCATGAGAGTTAAATTTAAAATAATAAATGTTGAGTTTTGCCGATTTCAGCATTCAAACAATTTTTAACTGCTAAATCAAAGTATGATGTTTTTAGTTCACCACCTATGGCTTTACGTTCCATTTTTATAGCCTGAAAAAGTTCTGACCCGATGCCGGCAAACGGCGTATAAATGGTATCGCCTTTATTTGTCCATAAATGAATTGATCTTTCTATAGTATCTAAGCTCAAAGGGCAAATGTGCTTTTCGTCTTTCTCATCTCTTGCACCTTTTAAGTTTAAAGTATTGCCAAAATCAATATCCATCCAAACTGGAGATGCTATTTTTTGCCATAAATCAACCGGTAAATATCCGGGTTTATCAGGATGTGTGTCTTGGTGTGTAACGGGGTTATTGTGATCGCCTGGTTTACGAAATACCATCAAATATTCAGGTATTCCGACACGCGACATTGCAGCATCTTTTTTAATCTGTTTATGAAGTAACCCTAATGCTTTTGTACGTGTCATTTCGGTAACAGGGTTTTTCCATATTGTAACCCGTGAATGATAGATAAATCCAACTTCAGTAAATGCCTGTAATATCATACCTGAAAAGTCACGTAACCCGATATATCCTTCTTTGCCTTTTTGAATAGGCAAATCCATGCAATGAACCGCAACATTACGACCAGACCAAAGTATCCTGTATAAGTCTTCAACAATGAATTTAAAGGCAAATAAAAACTCATTGTAGTCTTTTGAGTTACCCATATCTTCAAGTTCACTTGAATAAGTATATAATTCAGCAAATGGAGGTGAAAATATGCTAAAACCGATACTTTCATCGGGTACATTCTTAATTGTTTTTACGCTGTCACCCAAATACAATTCAAAATTATTACCTGTTACAGTTTTAACTTCGCGTTGGTCAATTTCTTTAACTTCGCTTTTTATGTTTTTCATTACCGCTTTAGCCATTGCTTGTTGCATGTGTTCAAATTGTTTTTGTTTATTATAAATTGATTGTATAACGTTGGTCATTGTATCTGTTGTAATCAGATAAATGTTTACCGGATGAGCCTGACCGAAGCGATAAGAACGCCTAATACCTTGATATAACCCCTCAAAGCTAAAGTCCAACGAAGCGAAGATCTGATTATGGCAATTTTGGTAATTCATCCCCATTGCAGCTATTTTTACTTTTGTTAGCAGTATGCGAAAGTCTCCATTTGCAAAACCCAATAGCTTATTTTTTTTATATTCATTGCTGTCAGACCCTTTTACTTCTACAATTCCAGGTATCAGTTTACGTAAATACTCACCTTCTTCATTTTGCTTTATCCAAATGATAAAAGTTTCATTAGAGTTATTTACAATATCTGCGACCTGATCTAACCTTTCTATTTTTGTAAGCCTTAATTCAGTATTGAAATTTGTAGCTGACACGGCAACGTCATTAAACAATTGTCCGTTTTCTCTACTTTCGGTTTTTATTTTGTGTTCAACCAAATTAAGTGACGGCAAATTATACCCATCCATTTTAAAACCTATGTCAGCAGGATTTGAAAGCATTATTGCCCATTCCGATACCCATTCATAAAAACGTTCCTTTGCATGCCCTTTTAAACGCCATTTAGCCGTATCTCCACCGTCATGAACAAAGTACATGGCAAGCATTTCATTGTAGCTCATAACGTTTAAAAACTCGCTATGATTACCCAACTCCATAGGGTCGTTTGGGCTTGGCGTTGCAGTACAGGCTAATTTATAAGGAGAATTTGCGAAGTTTTCAATTATCAGTTTTCGGGTTGCTCCATCAAAGTTTTTAATGATTGAGCTTTCATCCAAAACGACACCTTCAAACCGTGAACAATCTATATTTTCAAGTTGCTCATAATTGGTTATATGAAGATTGCATAACTCAATTAAATGTGGATCATACTCAATCAGGTTATAACCAAATCTTTCAGCCTCTTTTATGGTTTGACCCACAACGGCCAACGGTGCTAAAAGCAAAACAGAACCACCAGTATATTTTGCTATTTGATAAGCCCATTCTAATTGTTGAAAAGTCTTGCCAAGGCCACAATCTTGAAATAAGGCGAAACGACCTTTCCTCAATGCAGTTTGAACGCAAAATTTTTGAAATGGAAATAATAATGGGTTTAAATCTTCTATGGAAATTTCAAAACCGGATTCGACAAAAGATTTTTTCTTCTGTAATAGAAATTCGTCGTAATTCATTAAAAGTTAAATTTAAGTTCGTTGTGTATAAAGATAAGACAAAATAATTTGATTTACAACTTTATTCTTTCGTCTTCAAAAACTCTCCGTTAATAACTTTGCCTATTTTTTCGTGGTGTTTTTCAAGCCCTTCTTTGATGAGTTCTTTGTCACCTTCTGTAAAAACGAAGTCTTCTTTTGTCATGAAGCGAAGCCTGGAGTTGTTAGCCACGATGCCGCAATCTTTCTCTAAGAACTGTTTCTTATTGATAACTTCGAGGGATTCTATAAATTCTTTTTGAGGGTCTTTTTGTTTAGCCATGATGTTAAATTTAGTTGTGAACATTTTTGTTATTAATATTGGTCATCAAAGTCATCTTCATAATCAAACTGCAATTCCCAATTGTGATCCGCCAATGCCTTTACTTTTGCCTTGTCAGTTACAGACCATGTGTTTTCAGGCATAGACTTTATATTTGCAACTTCACGTATCAAAATTGCTTTTTCGCTCATTAGATTGGCTCTTTTTGCCTCAAACTGTTTTGCTTGAATAAACTGCTTAACAGCTTTATCTGTCAATCTTTGGCAGTCTTTACGGGCAATATCTATATCGATTGTATCAAGTCCGTTTTCGTTTTCCAATGACATAGATGCTTCGAAATGACAGTAATTGTAAGACTGCATAACTTTTACAGATGCGGTAGTAATTTTTGTGCTCATAATTATTGATTGCTTTTTAATTGCCAAAGCCCCTTTTTATCGGGGCTATTTGGTGTCAGTTAATTATATTGGTTATACATTTGAAGAAACATATTTATGTGCTTGTGAATATATTTCAGATTTACCACGTCTTTTACATTCATCATAACAGGCATCACACATCCAATGATAATCTGATCTTGGATTATTTTCTGCATAAGCAGAAAGCCAAATATCGCTTTCACATGCTTTTCTTAGTTCTGTATCAGACATTTCTGTTAATTTTAACAAGTATGATATTTTTGGCTTCCCATAATTATCGTTACCGGTATATATTCCAAAAGGTTTACCTAATTCCAATAATGCTTCTACATCTTTATTTATTTCTGTTTTCATGATTGTAATTCTGTTTTAGGTTCTGTTAAATCGTATTTCTCATAAGTCGCCATTTCGAGGCTTGTAGGCCATTCGTTAAGGCAAGTTCTTCGTATTTCGTCGATAGCCATACTTAAACCATGAATACGGTTTGATTCGCATAATTCCGCTATGTGGTCATCTTTAATAAATGAATAATTTGGCTTGTTATTCATTACATCTATCAGGTTATTGATAGCTTTCTTTGCTTGGGTTATTGGGTCTTTCATAATTCGCTTTTGATAAAATAAACACTTCCGATTAATTCAACGTTTACGCCGTAGATAAAGCACATTTTCTTTTTATCTGAATCTTGGCTTACGAAATATTGAACAGGAACAGTTCCTATCCTTGGTTTACGCTCGCGTTTTATCTTAATGAATTTGAATAGCCTCCCATCGGTGCTAATTATGCCGCCGATAGGAATATCCCATGTTGTTAATTGTTGCATCTTATTTCAAATTTTCGGTCAGGTAATCTTTCACTACTACATGCAAGTTTTCGCGTGTGAAAATATCCGCGTCAAGCTCTGTTAACTCGTCGGGTGAGTAAATATACTGCAAGTTCATTTGGTTGTCTCTTACGTGTTTTAAAAGCGTTGCAAAGGCAATCTGATGAAAGCTAACATCTGACTTGGTATCAGCTTCGTAAACGGTGTAGTCAACTATTACAACATCTTCGCTGTTAAGTTCTACTTTCCAAACTTCGATTTCTTGTGTGTTTTGAGTTTCCATTTTTTGAGTTCTTTAAATTCGATAAACAAATGTAGTCAAAATAAATTGAAATCAAAATAAATTGATAAAATATTTTAAAATAAAAAAGCCTCCCGTAAAAAGAGGCTAATTGTTGCGTGACAGCACAACTGGCTTTTTATACTTAGCTGCAAGTGTGTGTTAAAAAAAGCGTCCTATAATCTATCTTTTGATTCTCCCATACTAATGTGTGGAATTTCGATTATAACCACGCTTTATATTTTACGCTGCTTTAAGCTTTACCGCGTTTAATTCTTTTTTGTACAGATTTATTTTTGATTCAAAATAGTTAACGTATGTTTCAAATTTATTGATCCTGTATTGTAATAACTTTTGAAATATGTATTCCCGGTTAACTTGCTTGTTGCAAACGTAGAAATAAACCTTACCGTTATCGAATATTTTGTCTGTATTTAAATACGATCTCTTTGGTAATGTTGCAGGCCCTTGTGGTAAATATAATTGGATAGAATCCCCTGTATCTGACTGAATGTACATGCCAAGATCAATAGACAGCCTTAATGTGCCGTCTTCGCCCTCTTTAAGAGAGTACAGATATGTACGCAGGGTTTCCATTTCGTTTGCATCACACAAATATAGCTAATATTATGCCAAATCAAAATTGATTGGTTTTAAAACAATGTTAATTGATCTCTATATGTTATGTTTTGTATCGGTGTAGTCAGGTTCAAACTGGCTGAACGACTATGAATAATAAATTCAGTATATTGTTTTGCTATTGCCTCTGCTATGCCGGTATAGGTAATGCTTCTCAATCTTTCGCGATCAGGTCCAGGTGATGCCATCCAAACATCCTGCCATTTTACTCGCTCCGCTTTATCCTTTGGGGGTGGCCCGACAATGTTTGTTGGTTTTAATTTTGGCAGGTTTTTCAACCACAAGCAAGTTGCTTTCATTTTTTGATGCCCAAAATGCCACGGCTGAAAACATTGATTATATTTTCCTATTCCTATTTTATCTGCTATGCCATTAACTGCATATTTATGTGGTATAGGATTTTCGGTTACCACATAATCAGAATTAAATTCGTGTCTTAAATTAAAAAATATCATTGCGTCAATTAAACTCATCCAACGTCTTGTATTTTGGCGTCCATCTGGATTATAAAGCCATCTAACACCGGAATTTGCTATGAACTTACAAACCGGATGAAATACAACTAAATCATATCTTTCATGAAGTAAATCCCTTACATCACCTTTGTAATGTGGTAATCCCTTTGCTCCCTTATGTTCAATATCACAAGACATACATTTATGACCTAACATCATTATTTGTTCAGTTACTTCCTGGCTTTCCTCACAAGCAACAAGACAATTTAATTTTATATCATTCATAATTCGTGTGATAACTTAAATATCAAAAAGTGCTTTGAATTGTGATTTTATATAATTTTCACCCTGAGAAAAACCATACCATTGATAACAACGCATAAACCGTCCTACAATAGTACATTGTTCATTAGTAAAACCTTTTGCCCGAAGTGCTTCAATCAAACTAACTGTTTTACCGTCAATAGTAAATAAAACAGATAGTTCTTTTTGAGCCAATAAACCATCTTTTTCAACTTCTTCTTTATCAGTTTTCATATCTCTATATTTAAATTAGGTAAAAGCTCAAACATATCTTCAATTTCCATTTCAACATCTGCCAAATCTTTAAAAAACTTATTCAAAGCGATTCTTTTGCATTCAGCTACTAACCTGGTACTTTGATCTGAACTTCTTATTTCATCCAATATGGAACGTGCCTCGTTGATTTTAACAACGTTTCCCATGTATTGTAAAGGGTTATGTTGTTTTTCTAAATTGGATAAAGCCTGAGCCTTAAATTCAAGTTTCTGATCTTTTGTGAAGTTAATCTTTCCGTTTGCATCGAGTGTGTTGTAAACTGAATTACCGTAATCGTTGTAATAACCGTTTTCTTTGAAAAAACGCCATGCCAAAACAAGATTGTTCCACGCTATTTGTGCTTTTTGTTCGTCGGTAGGTTCAGTTGGTTTTTGTGATTCTTTTTCAATCTGAACTTTAGCCTCTATTCTATCTTGTGATGCTGAATATTCTGTAAGCCAATGAAACACATCTTTAGGTGCAAGCCCGAACACTTCACCGTATTTTGCTTTTGATCCGTTTTCTATAGCTATACCAATTTCAGCAATCGTTAAGCCTGGAAAATGTTTTTTAATATCATCGAATATTATAACCTTAATCGATGTTCTATCCTGTTCACTTATTTTAAGCCCTAAAAAAAATATAGCCTTTTCAATGGCATTATTTATAGCTCCATCAATTTCATAAGGTAAAGCATGTTTAATTTGTGTAGCTAATAAAGCTTTTTTGATAATCGAATTTTCAGAATTATCATTTTGTTGTTTAATGATTCCCGTTTCCATATCTTTTTTCCATGTAGTTTTTATGACTATTTATTGCAATTTCTGATTTACTGATAGGCTCTTGATTTATAGAACCTGTTTTAAGTTGAAAGAACCCGGAGTAATTATTACCTATGGCACTATCAATTATTTCAAATGCTTTAACAGGATCTTTGTTACTGAATTTAATAAGCTTTTGTAATGCTGTATTTTTACTGTCATCCGATTTGTAACTCTCGCCACGATCTTTTTTATATTTCAACCATCTATCAAATATTTTTTTTATTTCGCTTTCTTCTTTATTTATAAACAATTCAGTTGCAATTTCATTATCAATTTCAATTTCAGGTTTTGCTTCAACTTTTGCTTTAGCAAATTTTTTCTTGTTTTTAGGTATTGATTTTTGAGTTTCTTCACCGCCTTTTTTACCGGCTTTTGCGCGTTTTTCACTAATTAAAGCGTCTTTTACCATTCGTTTTTGAATAAGAAAATCACCCTCAATATTCAATACTTTTTCATCTACCAATTCACTTAATGCAGATAAAATACAATTGAAATCATATGGCATAAACTTAGCAAGTTGTGAAGCAAAATTATTTATTTGCTTTGTTGTTTGCTTGAATTTTTGCTTAAGCAAAATTGTTCCATATTGCTCTGATTTATGCATAATGCACATTAATCTAATGTACACTCCAGTTGTCGAGGCTGAGCATTCCATTAATTTTTCATCAGTCATAAAATCCTGAATGTATAATGGTAAGTAAGGTTGATCGCGTAAAGCCATTTATAGAAGTTACATAAAATAACAAACCCCGGCGTAGTAAGGAGTACGACCGGGGCAGTTTTACATTGTTAATGTATGTTTAGTATATAATTGCAGCTCCTTACTTCTACATTTATATACTTGAATATGTTTACAATTATAACAAAATACTTTTCAATTTTCAAATTTTAAACAGCCGATTGCCTCACAATAACAACAGGTTTTTTTGGATGCTTTGGAAATACTTTTTCAATAAGAGCGTTTATTTCGTCTGTTTTAAGCCCGTATCGATAAGATAAATCATCGAAGTGTACATAGTTGTTATTTACAACATCTTCTATCACAGAGGCTATAATTAGGTTTGATGGCTTTTTACGGATACCATTAAGCCCGAAGTAAACATTCTCATCCATCACCTATAAGTTATAATCTTATCTTTTATAAGGCCAAATTTAACAGGTAAATCTTTTGGCTTTCGATGTTTAATAACGCTTGTTGGTTCTTCTATGGGATTTTGTTCTGCTTCTAACTCCGCATGATATTTATCACGCTCGCGAGCCGTGTTAAAATTAACTGTTACGTCTTCAAATTCTCTCATTGTTATTAAGGTTAATAGTTATGATTTACGATTTGCATATCCAATTAATAAAAAAACACTGGATGCAATACACCAAAAAATCTTTAAAATTAAGTTTTCGTGTGGGGTGATAATATTTATAATTTCACCAAATCCACCACACATCAATGATATTCCACAACAGATTAATACTTTCATTTATTGAGGTTTAAAATGCTTGTTTGTAAATCATGTAAGGCTCTATTTGCAAAAGGAAAGTTTCTTTATCTGAAAAGGCAAAAGCTATTCCGTTGGCAGCTTTTATTTGCTTTATTCGCTCAATCTGACCTGGTGAAAGCTTGTCTGCACCCGTTTTTACCTCTAATTCAAAATAACGACCTGTATCGCATTGTATAGCTGCTATATCCAAAAGTTTAAAGGTTATCTGATTCTTTTTGAAATGAAACTTTGTTTCTTTTGTGCCGTCTGCTTTAACAACGGTTTCAGAACGAGTTGAAGGAATATTATTTTGCCTCCATGCAACAAAACAACCTGAATTATTAAGATAGTCAATTGCCCACGCTGTAAGATCGGTTGTTGCTTTTCTTGACTTTACAAGCTTTTGCTTTCTTGATAATTCAGGTTTGTTAAATAAATCCATTGTCCCGGTTTTTATTCAGTTGTAACAGGTTGTGTTTTCTTTTTACCTTTTGGTTTTTCTGCTATAGTTTCAACTGATGGGATTGCAGATTTAAATTTTCCGTTTTCAACTTCTTCAAAAGGTATTTTGTATTGATCCGACTTGTAATGTATCCATTCCAATGCTTCAATCAAGAGTGTTTCTAAATGAATTTGTGCGAAGTCGATAAGTGGATAGTTCCAACTGTCATCTGTTGCTTTTAAGGTTGAAAATGAAGGGCAATTTATTTTTTGCTTCATTCCATCCGGTGTGGTTAGTATGCCGAATATTTTAAAGCTGCTGGCATCGTCTTTTGTGGTTATTTGAACAGATGTTATCTCAACGTTTTTATAACGCTTATCGTCAAGATAAATGTTGTCTGTAAAGAAGGCGTTATTTTCAAGTGTAATGAGTTGACCCATTCTATCAGTAGGTTCAGTTAAACCAAGCCTTACAAGTAAATGAACCGCCATTACAGCCATAGCATCATTAAAATGCCTATGACGTGCAAAATCGCTTTTACGAGGTGTTTCCTCATTTACTACTTCATTGTGATCACGCGGTTTAAATCGTTCACGGAATAATACTTTTGTCTTTTCTCCCATGAAATAAACGGCTTTGATGTTTTTTTTGATTTTTGATTCCATTCTGTTGTTTTTTATTTAAAGGTGAATAAAAAACAACAGAATGGAA